ACCCTCACCCATCATGCCGGTCTTGAATTGGCGAGAAATCGTGCCTGCCGGGTTGAAGAAACCACTCAAGCCGTTTACCAGCCCCGCGTTAGCGGCAGGGTTGACGGTGGCGTAGCGCGGCGACATAGGCGCAGCCGATTCGTTCAGCTTCTGTTGCGCTTGCAGCAGAACCAGAGCGGTGGCAGGGGTGGTGCCTGGGGTGCCTACGGTGTTGAAAATAGACTTGTAGGCGTTGGCAACGTCAGCATCAACACTCGAGGCTAATTGGCTGATACGCGGCTTGAGAACACGTTCCGCGAAGTCGTCCAACTGCATGGTCAGCTCGGCAGAAGTGAAGTTGATGCCGATGTGCTTCTGGCTGGAAACCGTCAGCGTGGTGAACTGCTCGTTGTCGTCCTGAACTTGCAGGGCGGCACCGTCAGTCACCAAGGCACGATCCGGCAGGCGAATACGCAGTACGGAACCAATCTTGGCGCCTTCAACTGCGAAGCTGTCGTCGTACTCTTTGTTGACGTTGCGGGAGATCACCAGGTTGTTCTCAAGGATCTCAAGAGACTTCCTTGTAATCATGTCGATGGTAAGCAGGCTATTAGCCATGAAAAACTCCTAAAAGTTAGCGGTGCCTCGCTTCCTGCTTTTTCACTTGTCTTGCTCTGTCAGCCTCAATCCACTGGCTTGTGGTCATGGTTTTTATTGACCTTGGGTCTGTGGTATCAAAACTACCGGAGTGACCTCCGCGAGCGGTAACGGGTGAAATCGGCGCAGGTGCGCTGGATGTGCGTTTTGTTACGGGTTCAGAAGCAATTTTTGCTTCCAATCTTCCAATCTCTTTTGCCTGCAAGAACGGTTCTAGGCGGGATATGCGATCAGCTTCCTTGGGGTTTGTGCCGAGATAGTATGCAATATCAGGGCCGTTATCCGAGGCTTGAATCGTCTGGGCCATCACCTGAGTAATCGGTAGCTTAGGGTTGTACGCGACTTGTTCAAAGTCCTCGTATTTGCCCCGCGCATCTTCTTCCTTTTCGTGATAGTTACCAAGCAATTCTTGTTGCTGTTTCGCGTATTGTTGCTGCTGGACAATCTGCTGCGCCTTGGAAGTTGTCAGTGCATCAACGTATTCCTCGGTCGTCGTAAACTGTTCCGGTTTCACATGCTCCACAGGGGCTGGCTTTGGTGCTTCGGCCTGCCTTGCTTCGCGCTCCCACTTTCGCTGCTCTCTTGCAAGCCTCTTGCCGATGGCTGCGTCAAGATCCTCTTGGGTAAATACCTTTGGAGTTTCCTTAACTTCGCCTTCGGATGCTTCTACCGGCGCAACAGTCTCAGGCTCAGGTGCTGCCGTGGCAACCTGTTCCGGCGCGGGTACTTCCGCTAGTACTTCTTCAGACATGGCTTGATTCCTTGGAATCCCTGGCGTTCCGCGCCAGTGCAGTTATTCGTAGATGAAAGTCGCCACTACCGTTCCCGATATGACGACGTAGAGTCCCTTGCTTGCGGTGATACCCACCGAGGTAAAGTTGTACTCAGTCGCCGCTGCGGGAGCAAACACGCCTAATATCGTCGGGTCACCAGTGCTTGCGGTGCCAGAATCGTAGACCGTGATAAGCGGCGTTGAGCTTGCGGCGCTGACAAAGATGCCTTTCAAAACCGTAAATCCAACCTTAACCTGCGTAGTGGCGCTAAGATTTTTGTAGTTGGCTGACATGATGGTGTCCTAAGCTAGGAATCTGAGTTTGTAGAGGGTGCGGAGGTATAGTTCCACGATATTGTCGATGAGCTGTTGCAACGAGGTATCCGACTTGTCCACAACGTCATACCGAGCCGCTTCAATTTCCTTCAACTGGTCTTCCAGAAACTCGATGATGTTGGCTGTTTTCTTTGCCGACATCAGCGAGATCGGGCCGATCAGACCATGCCGCCCTTGGTAGGCTTCGGCAAACTCGTCTGCCGCCTTTACGATTCGCTTGTAGAAAATACTCAACGCCTCATGCTTGGAGAAGCTGCGGGTGTTCAAATGGATGCTGTGCGCTACATCCCGCGCCAAGAACAGCATCCCCATGAAGTCGTTGCACTTCACTGTGGCATCCCTTGTGGTGGCATCATTTCCATCGGCATAGATTGCTCGCGCATGTTTGGCATCAGCATGCTTTGCGATTCTATCGCCGCCGCAACCACACCCATTGCAATATCCTGAATCTGTTCTTCGCTCATACCGGCCTGCGTTGCCGAGATCCGTTTGGTTTCCGCGTCGTAGGCTTTGACCTCGGCCTCAAACTCTTTGACCTTCAGCGTCTGGGCTTCCATCGACTGGCTGACGTTTTGCAACATCTGCTGCATCTGTTGCATTTCTTGCCCCATTGCTTGCATCTGCTGGTTGGCCGCTTGCAATGCCGGGTCGTCATCATCCGACAGCAGCTTGGGATCAATCGTCTTGGCAAACCGCGCCGCCATCTCCTGCGCCCCCGGCCAATCCATGTGCTTGATAAAGAGGTCGCCGGCCACGGCCCACAGTTGCGGGTTTCCTTGCAGCAGTTGGCTCATGGCGTCCAGCGACTCCTGCCGCTTAGTCATGTAGCTCGGGCCAACGGTCACCGCAACGTCGTACTTGCCGACGTTGGGGTTGTAGATCTTCTTGATGACAATGCCCTGCTCGTTCTGGATCTTCCTGACCGGCATCGGCTGCGTCGGGTCGATCATGGCTTGGTCAGTTTCGCCATCCATGCCAATGATCCGTGCAATGCGCTGGGTGTCGTAGATCTTTGGGATCATGTCCACCAGTTGCCGCGTGGCGTACCGGATCGCCCGCGCCAGGTTATCGACATAGTGGTAGGTGCCGGTGTCGGACTGCTTCTCGCGCGCGAGGATGGCCCGCCCCGACCGCTCGTTGCTGGTGGCGCCCAGACTGCTGTCGTACTGCCCGGTGGAACTCTTGATGTCGTCCGACGCCCCAGCCTTGGCTTGCAGCAGGCCGCTGGAAGCCATCGGCGGCTGCGCCCGCGCCGGCAGCGGCAACACGCCGCCCTGACCATCGGTCACGTCGGGATTGACCTCAAGGTAGGGCCAGTTGTTGATGTTGGCCGTCTTCCATTGGGTTTCGTAGCCTTCAAACTGACCGCCGTAGCCGATAAACGGCGCCTTGGGCGCCAGTGCCAGCATCTCGGCCTCTTGGCTTACCCAGTAGTTGTACATCCGTTGAGCGTCTTTGGCGTTTCGCACCAGCCCACTGACGTACATCCTGCCATCTATCTCAAATTCGTTGCCAATTACACGGATTACGGGGATGTATTTGCCCGCCCAATCGCGTTCTTCCAGCACCTCGAAACCGTTGGTTTTGCACCATTTGACCTGCTTAACGTCCACATTTCGGGTCTTTATGGGCTTTAAACCCATCAATTCGGCTTGTTTGGCCTCCGGCGACCCAGCCATTGCGGTGATTCCGCCGTGGTACTGGTGCAGTTTCTTGGCCGTATGCTCAATATAGAAGTATTCCGCGATTCTTACCGTGTCTTGGTTGATCCAGGCATTCAATTGCCCGTCACCGACGCCGTATTGCAGGCTGGACAGGGTTGCGGCGTTAGGAAACTCGCGTTCGTACTCGTCTGTAGTGAGTTCCTGATTGATAAAACACCATTCAGCGTCAGATCCGCAAGGATCTTGGATTGTCGGATCCATATAGACGCTAAAACTGTCCCGAATACGCCCGATTCGCAAATCCTGCTCGAAACTGTTGTCGTCGTTGTATTCAGTCAGGATGCGAAAGTACCCCTCACCGAAGGTTACCTGGTTGTCGCAGGCGGTGTCGTAAGCTACGTCAGCATCGGAGATGTACTCAATGTGCCGCACCAGACCGTTGAATATCTCTGCAACCTCAATGTCGGCCTTGTCGTCAGCAGGTATTACCTTGCCGCTCGGACGGTTCTGGCGTTGGTCGTTGGTGACTTGCAGCACATGTTGCGGTAGCTTGTTGATGGTCAAACATGGGCGAGCGTTGATCGTTTGGCCTTGCACCGAGCCGCGTGTTGCCAGCACGTCGGCAGGCCACTGCCACTGGTTGTCAGGTGAGGCCGCACGAAAGCGAAGATCGTCCAGCTCGTCCTCGCGGGAGTCCGAGTAGGCCGAGATCGCCATCGTCAGACGGGTACGCATGGTCGCCAGCATGTCGGCGTTACCCACGTCGCGCTTGCTGCCACCGCTTGCGACAGCGCCGGCCTCGTTGATGCCTGTGTCCTGATAGGCCACTACTTTACCGCCTTTTGCACGTCAGCCCAAAGAGCGCACGGCACGCCATCACGTTCCATGACCGGCACTGCGCCGTGTGGCAGCGTAATCTCGCGATCGTAGTGCCGCCAGGTGTGGGTGTACAGGCCGTACAACGGCACTGCGTATCCTTTTGCGTACAAGTCCGTCATTTCTTTTTCGCCGTTTTAGCCGACTGCTTGAACGCCTTGGCCGTCGGTGCGCCGGGGGAACCTGGCTTACGCATCTTCTCTTTGCTGCCCGCAGCGATGCGGTCGCGTTTGGCGTTGATTGCAGCATACAAACCGGGGCTACCTGGCTTTTTCATGGTCAGCACTTCCATCGTTTAAGAGAGGCTTTTGCACGTTCAGCGGGGCCGCTGGCGTTCCTGACTACCCCCGACATGCGCGCGCAAAAGGATGCTTTGCGCCCCTTGTCGG